CCTGGAAGCGGTCGTCCTGCGCCGCGCCTACCGCTTGCTGAGCCTGCGCGAGCATGCTGATGAACTCGACCTCGAGGTCGGTCTCCTCGAGCTCTGGCGGTGCCGGCGGGAACATGCCCCGCTCGACCATGTGCCCAAACGTCTGGGTGACCAGCGGCTGCAGCAGCTCGTTGTGGAGGCGCTCCAGCGTCGGGCCGAGCATGGTCAGCTTCTCTTCGTGCCGCTCGGCCACCTCGGTCGCCGTCATGCTCTTGGTCGTGCTGGCCAGCATCAGGAACAAGTCGGCGTAGAACCGGCTGTTGATCCGCTGCTCATGCGTGACGATGTGGTTCTGCAAGTCGCTGAGCTCAAGCGTGGTCTGCCACACTGGGGTCACGCGCTGGTCGCCGGGGATCTCCGTGTGCCCACCAGGCATCTTGTCGATCTCCATGCCCTTGAGCGCAGCTGGACCCTGCGTCGGCGGCTTGGTCTTGTAGTCGATCGCCTGGCCTAACCGCTTGGTCATGGACTGCAGCGCGCGGATGTCGCCGAGCGCCGTCATGCCGGGGCTGCTGCCGTAGATGTCACAGCCCGATGTCGACCACCGCGGCGCGAGCACCGGAAACTCCCGATAGCCCTCTTCCAGCAAGACGTCGTTGGCTTGGCTGGAGCTGCCCTTGCCGCCGGCCTCGAAGTAGACGCTGCGGAACGGCATGTTGACGCCGTCCATCTTGCTCTCGTCTCGGTCGAAGCGAGGCTCGATCGCGTGGATCACCGTGCGCCATTCGTCGTAGCGCCCGTTGTTGTAGCTGTTGCGGCAAGCCTGGCTCACCTTGTCCAGCCCGAACATCTCGACCATCTGCGAGATGGTCATGTCGAACTCGCGGTAGCAGGTGTTGATCTCCTCCTCCGCGTTCGCACCCAGCGCATACTGGCCAGCAGTCAGCGGGTAGTGGTGGATCACCCGGTCGGGGTGCGGCAGCAGCACGCCCGCGGCGGTGCCGTAGAGCGCGAGCTCCTGATAGTAGCGCGGCAGCGCACGGTAGGTGTTGCTGCGGTTGAACACGCGCAGGATCTGCTTAGACGCCATCGACAGCCAGTCCTCGACCGGCTTGTAGCTGTTCAAGTCTGGGTCCGGTGACGCCAAGCGCATCCACGGCCGAGCTGGACTGGTCGCGCCCGCCATCATGCCTGCGACAAGGATCTCGAGCGCGCCGGTCGCCGTGCTGTTGTAGATCAGCCGGTGCTTCTTGTCGCCGCGGTTGCGGTCGTCGTGGTTCCACTGACCCGTGCGCGGCAGAACGTGGTCTGCCAGGTCGCGCCAGTGCGTCTCCCACGAGGCCCGCTCGGAGTAGAGGCGAGACTTGCGCGTGCGCAGCTGCGTGATCAGTGGTCGCTTGTCCATCAGGCTGGGCCGCCCCCGCCGCCAAGCGTCGCTGCGCCCCCGCCCAGACCCATCGGCCCCGTCATCGTGGTGCCGCCGACGCCCTTGTTCGATGCCATGCCTGCGACAGGGTTCGGCTTGCGACGGTTAGCTCGACGCATGCGCATGCCTTCTTCGCGTTCGCGCGACATAGCTGCGGACTCGGCCTTGCTAGCTGCGGCCCCCTGCGCTTGCCGCCCTCGGCGAGCTTGGTTAGCTGACTGCTGACCTTGCAGAATGCTTGAGCCTGTGCCAGCGACTGCTGCTGCGATCATCGCAACCTCGAATCCAGTTCCCATGTCTATGCCTTCTTCATGTAGCAGGTAAAGGTCGCGCGGTAGTCGTCGCGACCGGCCATAATTCTGTCCAGCCGGCTGTGTGCCGGCGCGTGCCACACCATGTCGGCGTGATACTCCGCTGCGGTGTCCTCGGCCGCGCGCATTAGCAAGTTGCCGACGCCCGATCGCCGCACGGTTGGCTTGACGAACAGCGAGTCGTTGACCAGCTGCATCTGCCCTGAGTTGTGCAGGTGCTCGACCAACACGCAGCAGCAGTAGCCGACCACCTCGTCATCGAGCTCGACGACCCAGATGATCAGCCGGTCGGCGTCCTCGAGCATCTGGTATTGATCCCAGTCAGGATCGATGTTGCGCAGGCCAGTGTCTCGAGCGACCTCGCAGAAGTGGTCGACAAACAGAGTGCCAACGCCGGGGGAGCGCATGTCATCTACGCATCCCAGCCGCAAGGTTAGGGTGTCGGTGGCCACGCGCGGATTCTATGGACCGAACACCGTCAGCCCTAGGGGGTGGCGCAAGTTTACGCGAACGGGTTGTGGTCCTGTGCAGAGCGTCGTGGACGCTTCCGCACACGCGCCTCCACATTTGCGACCGGTGCAGCCAGCGTCAGCGCCAGCGCGTCGGCGATGTCTGGGCTGCCGCTGCCGTCGAGGCGCTTCTTGATCTGCTCCTTGGACTCAAGCACCTTGCGGCCTGCGCTGTCGTAGGTGTAGGTCGGCGTCGCCAGCTCCTTCTTGAGAGCTAGCAGGTTCGGGATCGCCCCGCCGCCCTTGATCCACGAGCGCATCTCCCACCACATCTCGGTGCGCCGGTTCTTGAACTGCTCGTGCAGCGCCTTGCCCCCGAACGGAACCTCGATGACCTGGTGCCCCAGCTGCCGCAGCCGATCGATCACGCCAGCCCCAGCTCCGCTGTCGATGAACACGGCCGCGGGGCTGTGCCGCTCGATCTGGTGAGCTACGCGCGCGGCGAGCTCCATGTTGTCGATGTCGCGGATGACGATCGGCTCGAACATGGCCAGCCCCTGCCGCCTGACGATCACTGAGCGGTCGTCTCCGAAGCGGGCCGGGTCCACCCCTAAGATCACTGGGGCGCTGACAATCGTCGCTTCACGGCCCGTGTAGCGCCTCTGAGCGGCTTCCTCAGCATCGGCTAGTGAGATCAGCTGGTCGTCGCCGCTGGCCGTGAAGTCGCACAGCATCTCGCGCGCCCACGCCGTGTCGTCCATGTCCCGGCGCAGACGCTCGACCTCCCGCGGATCCAGCGCCTCGGTGTCCTCGACCGTGTATCTAGCGGCGAACCAGTCGCGGTCGTCCTCGAGCATCCGCTCGCTGGCCTTGAAGAACAGCTCGGAGAACAGGTTCAGCCCCTTGGGTGTGCCGATGAACAGCGCCCAGCCCAGCCGGTCAGCCAGCGCCGGCTGGATAATCTCGTCCCAGACCTCCGGCTTCATCTGCGCGACCTCGTCCATGACCACGCCGTCGAGGCGCACCCCACGCATAGCGTCTGGGTTGTCTGCCCCATAAAGCCTGATCATGGCACCGTTTCGGAAAGTCACCGACAGGTCGCCCTCGCGCACGTCGACAGACCCGGTGCGGATCATGCCGTCCAGCGTGGCCTTGAGCTCGCGCCAGGCAATGGCTGTGGCCTGCTTGAGCTCGGGAGCTACATAGAAGAACAGCCCCTGCGGCTCGGTGAAGCGCAGCGCCTGGTCGACGAGCTGCATGACGCCGAGCTTGGTCTTGCCAGCGCGGCGGTGCAGGGCGAGCACCGAGAACCGCTTGCAGCTCTCGTGGACCTCGCGCTGCCACTGGCGCGGCTCATACTTGAGGCTGATCGTTGTCATGCTTGCGCAGCATAGCCTCCTGCGAGCGTAGCACGGCCGCGCTCATCTGCTCGTTGGTCACCCCGGCGTCCTCCTCTACCACCTCACTGTCCACCAGCTGGCCGGCTTCGTCATAAGCCCCGACGAACACGCGCCGCACCGTGAGCTCGTGCGTGCCGACGCCGTCGTCGCCGAAGACTTGCACGACCGCGCGGCCCCAGTCCTTGAGCTTCCACTCCTTGATCTGTCTCCTATTCGTCTCACCTGACATCTCGACCATCCTCCTCGGCTACTTGCCTCAAATTGTTGGATTGGGGAACGCCCGTCACCACGGTGATGTTCATCTGGCCCTCGTGCTCGACCTTCTGGTGGTCGCCGTAAGCCCTGCGGTGCCAGCGGCTGAGCAGCCACTTGCGCGTGTCGATCTTGGTCCGCGTGCTCTGGACGTTGTCCTCCGTGCAGTCGTCGGCGAGCTGCAACATCGAGATGGCGATCGCGTCGGCCTGCGCTTCGCGCGCGCGCGCATAGGCGGCAGCTGCCTCGGGATTGTGATTCAGGTGATAGTTCACCGTCCTCGTGCTCAGGCTGTGAGCTCGGCAGTAGTCGACCAGCGTGTTGCCGTTCGCCACCCACTCACAGAGCGCGTCCATGTGCGGAGTTACGACAGACGGCGCGACCTCAGCTGGTTTGAGCTGCTTGGCGCGCCGTTGTTGCTTCTTGCTGGCCATGGCTAGCTTGAGGCAGCACCCGGCTGCTGTGGAACGTATTCCGCAGCGCGGCGCTCGATCGTCGCCACCATCGCGTTGAGAACTGTCGACAGCTTGCGCTCTTTCTCGCAGCTCTTCACCCAGTAGAGCACGGTGCTGTGATCGCGTCCGCCCAGCATGTCGCCGACATCCTGCAGCGTGAGCAGGGTGTTCTTGCGCAGGAGGTAGGCCAAGACCTTGCGCGGCTGGCTGTATCTGGCTTGCCGGCTACGGCCAACCAGGTCGTCCCAGGTCACGGACATGGTCTCGGCGACTGCTCGAGCAATGCTCGGCGCGGTGAGCGGATCCTCGAGGCCCAGCTCAATGGCGTTGCTGTTTCGATTCTGGAGAGTTTCTTCAGGGATGTTCATCGGATTCGGTTGATCTGTTGCTGTATCTGGTCGCGCTCCCACGGCGTCGCAGCTCGCTGCTTCTGGTCGTAGAGCTCTAGAATGGTGTGGACTCGGATCGACTCCATTGCCTGGTCGTCGACCGTCGTCCGTTTTGGACCCTTGTCCTGCTTGCTGCGCAGCCGGCGCAGCGTTGCCGCGCAGGCGTTGCATAGCCCAGAGATTGGGTCGCGGCCCACGAGCTCGAGGTCGTGGCCGCGGTCGCACTGTCCGTCAGAATGGGATGTCATGCGGGTTCTTGGACTGGAACGGGCTGGACTCCTCGCGGTCCTCCGACTTGCCCATGAACTGGAACGAGTCGAGCACGACCTCGTGCTTGCTGCGGCGTTTGCCGTCCTTGTCCTCCCACTGTTGCAGACTAAGGCGGCCCTCCACAAGTAGTGGGCGGCCCTTTCCCGTGTGTTTCGACAAAGTTTCGGCGACCTGCCCGAAGGCCACGACGTCCACGAACATCGTCTCCTCCTTCTCCCGGCTCTTCCGGTTGACGGCGATGCCGGTCTTGCCGACCA